TGGACAGCAAACTACTGTCGGAACGCTGGCGTGCGATGCTGGCACACCACGATGCAGTGAGAAAGGAGATGCACAAGAATGAAGAAAACAAGTCCATGCACAGTAAAGCCGGAAGAAGCTGCGGAGCTTCTTGGAATCAGTGTACAGACACTGTATGGGAATCTCCGTGAAGGTTTTTATTCAGACATAGGTTGCGCGAAGAAAACGGGAAAGCACAGAGAATGTTATACATATGAGGTGTGGAAGTTCCCACTATGTCAACGATTAGGTCTGGATGTCAATCTGAGCATTGAAGAAATATTGCATCTGGTAAGACAGGGGAAACCACCATTTATTAAGCAAAGTCCTTTATCAGAAAATAGAATTAGAGCAGTGGTGGCTGATACAGTGGAAAGCGTTATTCATAACATTCGAATTACGCAAATGGAAGCTATTCCTTGTGAGTTGCCAACACCACGATGCAGTGAGAAAGGAGAATCATAATGAAGTGTAATACTAAGATTAAAACAATAAAGCAATATAAATGCTTGCAGCATATGGAAAGCTGGGGACTGTCAGCAATGAAAGTGGATGTGGAACTGATTAAGGACAACGCAATTAGAGTTACAGATTACACAGGGGAATCTATGGTTATAGAACTGACACCAAATGGTAAATTTCTGGAAGATGGAATCGCCGCGGAGATTGCACATGCGTAGCAACTTCCGTCAGATACAG